GGAGCATTATCCAAACTTTCTTTTAATGAAGTGTTGATATCTGTTTGTTTATTTATATATGAATCTAATCGTTCCATATAAACTGCAAGATTTACTTCTGTTTGGATAGCATCACGAGCCATTTCACTTCCTACGTTCCGATCTTTATAATAAAGAGTAGCCACCCCTTAGTAGAGGTGGCTACTTAATATCCTAATTACGCTGGATAACCATAAAGGGTAATCCTAAATATTCCAGCTGTATAATCAGCATCAGTAGTTCCACCACCACCAACTAAATACAAGTATTCGTCAGCAGATGGGAATGCTGTTAATCCAGCACTGTTATACTGATTAGCTGAAAGTCCAGCTATCCAGTCTTGACCAGCAGTTACTAGAGCATTTTCTGTAAGAGAACTAATTGCCCCATCTTCAATTCCAGTACCTTCGTCAGCCGAATATAAATCAATATCAGGCTCACCACCAGCTGGGGTTTCTAGACAAGTCATCTCTCCAGCAAATATTGTACCATTAAGGGCTGCTGTTATTTGTCCTATATGACAAACATTTGAAGTACCATCTACACCAATTATATCTCCAGCTGCTGTATTTCTTAGACCTGTTAGATCAATAAGAATAGTTGTGGTTATTAAATCCCCAGCAACTTCTACATTGGCTTTGTAAACAGTTCCAGTACCACCTGTGATACCAGTACCAGCACTCATGTTTTGCATTCTAAAAGCAGTTTCATCTGTGCTACCGAAAAGCAAAGTTTCAGCATCAGCCAGATAATTCCAGTCATATCCTAATGCAGACCGAGCCAGTATTCTAGTATCCCCAGTTGCTTCAGATTGTTTAAAACTATGTTTTACCATTTTTTCATTCCTTCATATTCAAGCTATTCACATCAACTTGAATGTTGCGACTAGTACGCCAGATTGCTTGTTTCACAGACTTTTTTAGGGCTTGTGTTGCTGATGTCTCTGGTAGTGAACCTTCTAACAGATTCATTACCTCACCAACCAATCTTTTTGTTTGAATGTCCAACGAGGTTGTAACATTCTCTACATACACAGTTCGCATATCCACCATTACATTACTTTACATATTATTAAATAGTTAAAGGTGGGATACCGAAATACCCCACCATAAACTTTAAAACTTTATTATGAATTCAAGTCAGCAATTTTTGCTTGGTGAATAAAGTTTGTGCAACGAAGTTCAGCCATAGTATAGATCAATCCCCTTACGACTAGCGCGTTAGCGGCGAAAAAGTCGCGGTTCTCAACATACTGTGTTGGACTTGCTATTGCTACCTCTAAGCTGTCTGTGCTTAATACATAGACATTAGAGCCTAATACAGCGTCTGCAGTTGAAACTGACTTAGCTGTATCAGCATCTGGAAGGATTGGAATACCCATGTAGGTAGCCAAAGTCAGTCCAGTTCGTGTACCCGGATAGGTCTTTTCATCACCGATACCAACTTGGAATTCTTCTTGACCCATATATCTTTGTTGGGAGTTAAGAAGTCTTTCCAGCTTAAAGTATTGGTCATGTCCACATAATATTAGGGATGGTTCACCACCATTTTCACGAATCTTTTGGATTGCTGAGTCTAACAATGTTAATGTTAGGTCTCGACCTGTACCACTATTGTAGCTTGAAGAAGCAGCAGCATTCCAACCACCAGATGTTCTACCAGCCTGTGTTAAGTCGTATGCTCTGGATCGAGCAGCACCACCACCAACAGCAGAACCATCTTCAGCGACAATGTCATCAATACTGGTCAGACCAGCACGAGAGTAAACGAAAACTACGTCACCATCTGCAAAAGTTGTTCCAGAAGCAACAGTCATAGCACCAGTACTAGTATTGATTGCACTAATAGCAGAACCAGAAGTTCTGTCATATCCAGTTGCAGATACATCATACTGACCAACTGCATCACCAATTCGGAAAGAACTAGTAGCTATTGCTGCTGGAATTGTTACTGATGTTGTTCCACCAGCACTTGCTAAGAAAGCAGTACCAGCATTTAATTGCTGCCCTATTTCTTTAATGTGGTCTCTTTCTGCATTCTCAGATTCCATTCCGAGAACATCACCAACACCACCCTCTAAACCAGCAGTAAATACTGCTTTAACGGAAGCACCGAATGTGGTACCAACGATTCTAGGTAGTGAACTAACTGTTTGAATAGCACTAACGTCTACAGTTGGGAGACTTCCTGTTTCAGTGATTGGTAAACTTCTGTTAGAACCACGATCGGATCGTATTCTCCAACCAGCTGTATTTCCCCAAACTGTTTTAGGTAATGCGTTAAAAAATCTTGTTTTGTTATTTAGCGCTTCAAAGACTTTTCTACCGAAGGTAGTTGTAAAAATATTTGTCGATGTGTCAACTGTAAAGTATGACTGCTTGGATAAGAAATCCTCACCAAATACTGATTGATACAATCCTCTTTGAGACTGGGCTAAATATTCTGATAAACTTGGATTAGCCATTTATATATTTCTCCTATAATTTTTAAGTGATTAGCCTTCGATTAGTTCTCTTGGAACTCCATCGGTATCACCAGATTGAATTTTATGTTGTAAAGTTCGAAGTTGTGTATAAGACATCTTTGCGAGTTGTTCTACTACATTAGTTGGTTCTTCGGATTTCTGTATTGGGGTTGTATCCTCAACACCCATTGTGTCATATCGAACAATTTCAGGTGCTTTAAGACCAGTTTCCTCTCGGAAACCTAATTTTCGAAGTCTTGTATCAGCTTCTTTTTGGATTTTCTCATCAATTCCAGATTGTAACTCAGCTAATTGTTTCTTTAATGAAGCAATTTCGGAATTGGAATCTATTGATTTCGTATAGTGTCCTTTATCAACTTCTTCCTCATCTTCATCATCTTCGTCTGCTTTATCTATTTCTTCCTCTGCTTCTTCTTCTTCCTTGATATCTTCTATGAAGTCATCAGCGTCTTCTTCATCTTGATCATCTTCTTCATCTGCTTTTGTAAACTCTGCTACTGCTTGAGAAACGATACTCTTTATCATTTCTGCTAGTTCTGACTTTTGCAATTCAGCTTCGGCTAACTCTGCCTTTTTGATTTCCTCAGCTTCTTGCTTTGCCAATCGTTCATCCATTTTAGAAAGAACCTCAGCTACTGCACTTAGTGCTAAAGTTACCCCTTCATTGGACTGTTGTACTTCATCTGACATATGTATACCTCCAATCAGATGTTGTTTAAAGCATCAAAAAGGTTGGTCTTAGCCATCCGACCTATTGATAAAATATAATAAATATAACGTTATACAAAAACGTCACTATTATTATACTAAGGAATTTAAAATTTCCTATTTAAAACATAGTATTTTATACATTTATAAATAAACGTGTATAACTATTTGCATAACAAACAGTTGACATTTTAAATAATTAACTATATGCTGTTTGCAATTTAGTATAAATTGTAGTGAGGTGACTATGATAAAAACAGAAATTAAGAAGGAAAACGCTAGAATTGATGCTAAGGGGTATTTTCCCCCTAAGCGTGAGATCAAGGTGTATTACAAGGGAGTTTGTATTTCTAAAAAAATAGCAAAGGAGATTTAAAATGAGTATAATGTTAGCTAATAAAATATTTAAAGGTCTACCTAAAAATCAATTCGAGGTAGAGGAGATAATAGAGGCAATAGAATTTCATTACCAAGAATTTTATTTTGAACATTTTCTTGAGGAAATTGCAGAACACCATCACTATGCACCAAATAGTTCCCATGAAGATTTTTATACTGCAGTTATTTGCGATCCTACGATTCAAAAAAGTATCGTTACTACTTATAACTGTTTTGTAAGATATGAAATATTGCTTGATGAAAATGGGAACCAACAAGATATTTATTATCAAGCTGGAACTATTAAGGCAACAGAACTTTTACAAGCTATTATTAAATTTGCAGAGGGGGTTAAATGAATAATACAGAATGTAAACACAAGATGGTAATAAGTATGGGTGGTTCTACAAAGTGTACTATGTGTAAATCTTATGTTAAATTTGTAGATGGCAAACATATCGTGGTTGATGTTGAAGATACTAAAAAAACAGCAACATTAGATTCCCTTACTACAAAAATTAATCAACGACTTAAATAAAGGAGCTTTAAATGGAGAATGGACAAAGAATTTTTAAGTTTGAACTGGATAGTGAATCAAAGCAAATGGTAATGACTTCCATTTGTCATGAGTTTGAAAAGACAGAAGAAGAAGTTTTAAACTCTTGGAAACAAGACCCAGAACAAATGAAAAGGGATTGGCATTATACAATGACAAACATGGCATAAAGATTTCACCTCTCTTTATGACTATATAAAAGACCCCTCAATTTAGAGGGGTTTTTTATTTGTTTAA